TGGAGCAATTACGACTATGTTTGGTGGGTTGATGCAGATTGCTATATCTGGGGAAACCCATTAATCTTTGGGTATCAGGAAAATAGTGATTCACCAGTTTCCATCTCTTGCAATTTTGGATGGCATTCTACTATACAAGGCAGGTGGAAACGACCTAACATGAGCGTATGGGGCGGTCTACAAACAGAGACTCAACGTGCTATAGATTGGGCTAAGACACAGTTTGAAAATCCTGCCACGCAAGATGAGATTTTACAAACTATAAGAGCCCTCAATCGTTATCCAATCATTACAGGCGATAAATCTTTAACACAGCAATTTACTGAAGAAATATTTATGGCTGCATATACCCATCCTCGTGAGGGGAGCGGAGTTCAAGTAAGAGAGCCTTCCCACCACGTACAAGGACGTGATCCTGAGACATGGAAGCCAGATACAATTGTCCACCTGGGTGGGGCAAACAAGCCTATGAAGTTAACTCGGTTACGCGCCTATATCGCTTACATGGCGCACATTTCGACACCAGACATAGACTGGAAAAAGGAGGCAATGAATGAGTTGGTTTGAAGAGTATGTAGAACTGATTAAATATCATGAACAACATCGCACCTCATGGGTGCAGAGAGAAAAAAATATCGCTGCGCTTCGCGCAAAGTATGAAAGACCGATGGCCCAGTCCGGCGAGCCGTATTATGTGGATCTTCCATAATTTGAATTGACTGATAGTTGCAGGCATTGTATTGTATGATGAGTGGATGAGGTAAAAAAATTTCGCAAGCGCTTCGCGCTTGATTAGGAGAAATGGATGACACTTCCCGGCCCGCTACAACAGTTTATTGAAAAGTTTTCGCAAGCATGGACAGCTTGCATGGTATGTATGGTTCAGGGAGATTTTACAGTTTTAACACTAGAGCACGCAATCACTGCATCAAAGACAGGCACTTGTGCAGGACTTGCTGTAGCTCTATGCTATGCTTGGAACATTAAATCTCCTCATTGGTTGATTTGGTATACAGGACTGTTCACCGCAGTTGCTGATTTTTTAATTCACCCAACACACTTTGGACCTGAAATGATGGAGGCAGTAGTCACTGGATGTGGCGCAGCTGCTCTCGCTTGGGCATACTGGTATTGGAGTACACATGTCAAAACAACCAAGAGATGATGGTAATGATCCAATTCCTGTGTTAGGATTTCGGTTCAACGCAGGACATCAAGTACCATTTACTACAGCCGCTTCAAATGTCTCTCATGCAATTTCAGATTCAGTTCGCGTAGTCACAATCTATTCTACGCAAGACTGCTTCATTGAAACTCATGTGAGCAACACAGTTGTAGCTAACACTACAAACTCACACTTTATTCCAAAAACAGTTCCATATGATGTATCACTCGGACCAGAGGTTGTATCCTCCGAGAATGATAGATTTATTGCTGTAATTGGAGACACTTCAGACGGAAAGCTATATATTTCTGAGAGACAGTAATGGGTAGTCATCTTCGCCTTGGCATATCTATCACCGCTCTAAAACGCACTTTTGCGCAAGAGGATGATGGATTATTCAACATTTTAACTCAAGGCGGAGAGGCTATCATTTCGCAGAGAGGTGAGTTTTTTGTAACTCAAGAAGCTCCCGTCTCTGCTGATTTCATCTCAACTGAGGATACCCTGCTTACCCAAGATGGTGATTTTATTGGCTTGAATCAGAATCCTCTACGTGTTCTGCTTCTCAACCATGATGCAGAGACTACTGGTAGAGTTTTAACCACTCAAGGGTTTGATGGGATTACAACTCAAGATGGCAGAGGCCTGCTGACTCAGAGAGACACTTAATTTAAATTTTTCATTAGACTCTTTTTGAACAATGTGTTTTAATACTCGTATATGTAACTAGGCAAAGGAATTTAAATGGCAAACGTAAAAATTACCGATCTAACCGCCATAGCAGGCGTAGACCTTGCTACCAACGATGTGTTACCAATCGTTGACATCAATGTAGATCAAACTAAAAAAGTTGCTATCTCTGATCTTACTATCGGTATTTCAGACGCTAATGACTTTGTAACCTATACTCAACTTAACGCTAACATCAATGTAGTACAAGATAATGTCGAAGCTCGTCATACTCAACTTGACTCCAATATTAACATTGTACAAGATAACGTCGTATCTAACTTTATTCAATTAGACTCTAATATTAATGTCGTGCAGGACAATGTATTAGCAAACTATTTTCAACTTGATGCTAATATTAATGTAGTTCAGGCTAATGTAACAGCTAATTTTACTCAACTAGATGCTAATATCTCTGTTGTACAAGACAATGTAGCAGCAGCTGAAGCGAATGTAGGCCTTGTTCGCTCTAATATAGATTCTTTTGCATCAACTTCAAATTCAAACGCAGCCGCACTTGCAGCAGGCATCGCAGGCACTTCAGTTGATCTTACTGTAGCCGCTGATTCTGGTACTAATGATGTGGTTGTTGTGGGCACAGATACTTTTACTTTTGCAGGCGGCACAGGTCTTACTTCTACAGTTTCTGACAATCAAATCCAATTTGACCTTGATGCAACAGCGGTGACAGCTGGTGTGTATGGTGGTAAGATTGGTACAGTTTCTAATGTTCCAGTGTTAACTATTGATGCTCAAGGACGTATTACAGCCGCTTCTAATTCAGAGGTTGCTGTTGATTTATCTACTCTTGAAGGTAATGTAAACACTGTATCTTCAAATGTATCAGCACTTGACGTACAGGTTAATGCAAATCTTGATACGGTACAGGACAACGTTACTGCAAACTTTAATCAACTTGATGCTAATATTAGCGTTGTACAAGATAATGTTACTTCTAACTTTAATCAACTAGATGCTAATATCGACGTAGTTCAAACTAACGTAGCTTCAATTACTGATGGTACAACAGCCTTTACTGGCGAAGTTACTATGAACGATGATTTGATTATTACGGGTAACTTGGTTGTAAATGGCGCACAGGTAGACTTAGGCGTTACTACCGCAACTATATCAAACAACTTAATTGAGTTGTCAGCAGAGCTTGGTCCGACAGATTCTCCTACTACTGATTCTGGTTTGTTAATCAATCGAGGTAATGAAGGCAACGTATTTATCGGTAAGTCTGTAGCAGAAGACGGGGTTATATTTGCGCATACTCTTTCCGCAGATTCAAATGTAACAATCGCAATTGATGAATTTATGGATGCTCATGCTAATGCTTTCCACGCAGCTGCTGACGCATCTCTAGCTCGTGTTCATTTTGGGTTGCGTGCTTCAGAAGATACAGGTATTGTTATAGATGACACTGGTGCAAATATTAACTTTGCTATTGACGGTGCTTACAAAGCTAATGTACACTATGACGGTACTCTTAATTCTCAAAACGCAGTAATTGCTCCAGCTATCTACTCAGGCGAAGTTGAGCTAAGAGCAAATGATTACGCTACCTATACAACACTAGATACTCGTATCGACACTGTAAGTTCTAATGCAGATGCTATTGAGTCTCGCCGTACTGCTAATATTGCTGGTGCGATTTCAACTGTTCTTACCACAGATTTAACAGCCTCTCGCGCATTAATTGCAGGTACAGGCGGTAAAATTGAAGTATCTGACATTACTTCTACTGAGCTAGGCCATCTTGACGGTATTGATCAAAACATTAATTCAAACTTGGTGGCTCTAGCTGCAGGAATTGCAGCTACAGCTTCAGGATCATTCCCTGATGGCGATTACGGACTGCTAGACTCCGCTAATACTTCTACCGATTCATTTGGTGTTGCTATTGCAGATTTAACAACTTTCGATATGAAAAACGATCCTACTGGTTCTTTAAGCACAGAAGACCTAGGTGTCTTAACTTAAAAGTTTGGTGGGAGTGAAAAATTTTGATATACTCTATATATTCAAGGAAGGTAAAATATGACTACTAAAGTATCACAATATATGGGTGGTCTCGGTATTGATACTCGCAATGTTCTAGGGGCATTTTCAAATGCTACTGTGGAAATTGGCGATTACATTAATGCTACGGGTAATCTGTGGGTTGGCGGCCCTACAGAAATGCACTCGTTTACAGCAAATGGGCAAGCTATATTTGGCAACACTGCAAGCGGAGCCAATAGAGTCAGAATTGTTAACTATGCACCAACTAATTCGGTGTTTAATCAGATAGGCGATGGTACATTTAATACAGGCGGCTCGTACCATTTTGCAAGATATTTATCAGCAGATAATATTGCTGTAACTATGAATACAATTACCTATAGCATGGATGTTACTGGTAATGTTACTATCGGTACAAATGCAAGTAATACACTTACTGTTACTGGTAATGCCGATATTTCGGATAATCTTTTTGTAGCAAAAACCGTTGCTATTGCAGGTAATACTAACCCTGCAGCTACAGATGCGCTAGTTGTCGCTGGCAATGTAAGAATTACTTCAGGTCAGTTAATTTTTGCTGACGGATCTGGTCAAGCTTCTGGGTCTTCTGTTACAACTTTCCCTGTCGGGGATTATGCACTATTAGACTCTGCTAATGTTGCTACAGATGCATTTGGCCAGACTACAGGTGGTTTGACAAGCTTTGATATGCTTTCGCAACCTACAGGGTCTGTTGATACTCAAGACTTAGGGGTCTTAACATAAATTTTTAGGAGATGAGATATGCCAACTCAATTACAATTTAGACGGGGAACTACGTCTCAAAATAATGGTTTTACAGGAGCAGTCGGTGAGATTACTGTAGATACAGATACCGATGCTATCATTCTACACGATGGATCTTCCGCTGGTGGTATTGAGATTATACCTGCTGGTACTATTGTCGGCTTTGGAGGGTCTTCTATTCCCACAGGCTTTTTAGCTTGTAATGATCAGGCAGTTAGTAGGACAACTTATGCTCGTTTGTTTGCAGCTATTAGTACTTCTTACGGTGTTGGTGACGGTTCATCAACATTTAACGTTCCAGACCTAAGAGATCGAGCTCCTTTGGGTGTGGGTACAAATACCTCTCTAGGGGATACCACTGCTTCTGGTATTGCAGGATCTGCTGTTATGGCTTCTGCTACAGAATCAGGTGTTCAAACTGCGACAAGCACTACTGGTTCAACTACACAGACAGTTACTGTTGGTAACCACAACGTTGCTACTTCAGCGAAAGACTCCTCAACTGCTTCAAGTGTTAACTCAGTGAACACAGCAGCTCACACTCATTCTATTCCTGCCTTGACAGTTAATGATTTCTCTATTGATACAACACTTCCTTCTACTGGCATGAACTTTATGATCAAAACATGAGCATGCAATGGAAGAGAATTTTAGAGAGCTAGATAAAATTCAGGTTGAGCTTGATAGATTGCATGAACGTTCGCAATCTAACAAAGCTAACATTTCTGCTCATGAGGCAGTGTGTGAAGAACGTTACGCTCAAATAATGCTAGCTATGATGGAGATGAAAGAAGAGTTAAAGACAGTTCATACCAAACTTAATGAAGTACAAGAGTTGGCATCTCAAGGTAAGACTTCTTTAAAAACTCTTCTCTGGGTAGGCGGTACTATGGCTGCTTTAGTAGCCTTTATAACAACAATTCTTAGTGCAATTCCTAAATGAATAACTTTTTTCGACTAAACGTAGACAAACTTTTAACAAAATTACCTGTTCCCGTAGAGTTTAATGAATCACAACAAGCCATGATTCAAGGACTAAATGAGAACAGGTTTTTTGTACATATCGCAGCAAGACGTACAGGTAAATCTTATGCCGCTGCTATTCTTGCTTTTGCTAAATTACTAGAGCCTGGACAACAGGTTATGGTAGTGGCTCCTAACTTTTCGCTTTCTTCTATTATATGGGATTATGTAACAGATCTCATAAAACAACTTGAAATAGAAGTGGATCGATTTAATCAAAAAGACAAAGTTGTGAGGTTAATTAATGGGTCTGTTTTTAGGCTTTTATCTGCAAATAATCGCGATTCACTGGTTGGTAGAGCTGCTAACCTACTTATCGTAGACGAAGCAGCTATTATTCCTAATGATGAATATTTTACTCGTGATCTTAGACCTGCTCTTTCAACATTCAAAGACTCTCGTTGTTTGTGGATTTCAACTCCTCGTGGTAAAGGTAATTATCTTTACAACTACTATCTTCGTGGACAAGATCAAGAATATCCAGAGTGGGGTAGTGCGGTATTTACTTGGCGTTCTAATCCTCTACTTTCTGAAAAAGATATTCAAGAAGCTCGTAAAGCGGTTTCTAGGGCTTTGTTTGCTCAAGAGTATGAGTGTGAGTGGACAACAACAGAGTCTCAGATATACGAAGCATTAGATGAGGAAGAGCACTTAGGCGAATTTGTAGGTGAACGTTTCTCTGAAGTTATTGGTGGGTTAGACGTAGGATATAGAGATGAAAATGTTTTTGTAGTGATTGGTTTTGACGGTCAGTCTTATTATATAATTGATGAATATGTATCTAGAGAGTCTACTACATCAGAGCTTGCTTCAGTCATTCAAGAAAAGATTGATGAATGGTCTATTGATACTATTTACATTGATTCGGCAGCACAACAAGTTAAGGCTGATTTTGCTTATGACTACGATATTTATTGTGAGAATGCTGTGAAGTCAGTTAATGATGGGATCAGTTATTTACAAGTTTTAATTGAAAATAATAACATGTTCTTTGATACTTTAGGAGCTTCTCATACATTCTCTGCGATGAGTTCGTACAGATGGAATCCAAAAACAGAAACACCAAAACCAATTCATGATTGGACTTCTCACCCTTGTGATGCATTGAGGTATGCTATTTATACACACTCAAAAATGAGTAATATATCTATTTACGCACATGGTTGATATTAGAATTATGGTCTTAAATTATAAAAGACCAGGCAACGTACATAAGATAATAGAGGCTTACAAAGAACATTTTCCTATTACTGTAATTAATAATAACCCAGTTGATAGGTTTCCTTATGTAGGTCAACCTGTTGACGTAATAAATAATGATAAGAATTATTATTGTATGGAAAGATGGATGAGATGCTTTGAATATCCTGAGAACTACAAATTAATTCTTGATGATGATATACTAATTGATACTCGATCTATAGTGAGGATGCGTAAAAAAAGACAGACTATAGTTGGAATCTACGGTAAGACAAATGTTTCCACGGCCTCACGATATGAAGATCTAGAAGACAACTGGTGCGTTGACGCAGATAATGATTTTCTCGTAGGATCTGCTATCATGGTTAGGCAAGATAAGTTAGATATTATACGTCCTCAACTTGAAAAAATAGGATACCCTCAAAGAGGGGATGATATTATTGTAAGTTATTTACTTAAAAAACATACAGATTGCTGGATGAAAACAATTTCAGCTAAAGTCTTAAATTTACCTGAAGGTGATGTTGGTTTAAACAAAGACCCTAACCATTTTTCGATGAGATGGAACGTGGTAGAAAAATTTAAAAATTTAACTTGGTAGCAGGGGTGAAATATCGTAGAATGAGTGAGTTAAAAAGATTGCCGATAAAATACATTAGAGATTTTATCAAAAAAGATTACAAACTTCGTGATAAGTGTTATGTTTGTGGTTCTAAAGACAAGCTTGAATTACACCATTTATTTAGTGTCAGTGAGTTGTTTAGAAAATGGTGTGATAAAAATAACATCAAATCTATTGACAACGTTGAAGAAATAAACGAGTATAGAATCAAGTTTTCAGAAGATTGTGCAGAGGAACTATCACACGATAACTTGTTTACACTCTGTAGCAAGCACCATAAACAACTACATAATTTATACGGGCAAACTTATTCAAACGGTCTAACATCTAAAATTCACAGATGGCTAGACATTCAGAGGTTAAAAAATGGCGGAATATGAAGATTTAAAAGGGATTAGGAAGTGGGCAGCCGATAGGCTTAAACTTAATCCTGCACAACCATCGATTGCATCCTTAGAACCGTATGCATCTCCAGAAACTATTGTTGATTATGAACAAGCCTACAGAGAGATTGAAGTTATTCATCGTTCTGTAGAGATGATAATTAATGCTTGTATCGAAATACCTTTGATTGTCGAAGGTCAGTCACCTGCTAAAAAAGTTAATAAGCTTCTTAACGTAAAACCAAATCCTTTTGAGGATAGAGTACGTCTGTTTAGACGAGCTTTTCTTGATTTTATTATTGACGGTAACGCATTCTTTTACTATGACGGTGCTGATATGTATCTTTTACCAGCTAATGATGTCGAAGTAATTCCAGATGAGCGTACTTTTGTTTCCCACTATAATTATTTAGTATCAAATCAACAGTCTGCTGATTTATTCGGTTTCAATAGAGGTGCTCAGTCTAAAAAGTCTGAAGCTATCCAGTTTGAACCACATGAGATTATTCATGTAATGGCTGAGAATGATCAATCAATTTTTAGAGGCACTTCAAAAATTAAACCAATATTAAAACTGATTGAACTTTACCATTATATGATTAAGTTCCAGCGTCAATTCTTTAAGAATAATGCAGTCCCTGGTTTTGTTCTTACTACTGACTCTATTCTTTCTCAGCGTGTAAAACAAAGACTTCTCGAGGCTTGGAGATCTACCTATACAACAATTTTTGATGGTGCTCGTAATCCTGCTATTCTCGATGGGGGTCTCAAGATTGACGAATTTTCAACGAAGTCTTTTGAACAACTTGATTTTGAGAACTCAATCGAACGTATTCAACAGGATATGGCTAAGGCACTAGGCGTACCTTACGTACTTCTAAAATCAGGAAATAACGCTAATATTGATGCAAACCAAAAGCTATTTTATTTACATACTGTCATCCCAATTTTAACACAGTTCTGTTCTGCTTTTGCACACTTCTTCAATAATGGCGTAACTATTAGACCTGATAGAATGAAAGTACCAGCTTTACAACCTGACAACAGAACACAGGCAATTTATTATTCTACTCTAGTTAATACTGGAATTATTACCCCAAATGAAGCTCGTGAAGGATTAAGATTTCCAAAACTTGAGAATAATGATAGTATAAGAATACCACAGAATATCGTGGGTAGTGCTACGGATGCTACCCAAGGTGGAAGACCACTACCTGGGGAAAACCCAGATGGAAACGAGGAAGTACCAAATGAAGACTAACAAAACACTTTTTCTAAGCAGTGCTTTTGAGACAAAGTCTTTCAAAAAAGGTTCAAAATCCCTTAAAATTGCTGGCTATGCCAATACAACAACTAAAGATCGTGCAAACGATGTTGTTACAGCACAAGCCTGGGCAAAAGGGGTAGATAATTATAGAAAGAACCCTGTCCTTCTTTATCAACATAAACATGAAAATCCTATTGGTCGTGTTGAAAAAATTACTGTTGATAAGAAAGGTATCTTTGTCGAAGCAGCTGTTTCCGAAGCAGCCGAAAAGAATCATGGTGTACAAACCCTGATCAAAGATGGCGCTTTGAAGAGTTTTTCTGTAGGATTTAGAGTAAAAGACGGTAAGTATAATCGTGAAGATGATTCAATGATGATTACTGATGTTGAGCTACTTGAAATTTCAGTAGTTTCAGTGCCTTGTAATCAAGAGTCACTCTTTTCGATTCGCAAGTCTTTCGACTCTGATAATGACTATAAAGAATTTATTAAATCATTTGATGACGCAAATGAAGACGAAATTAAAATGATGCGTAGTATAAAAGCTGGAATCACCGATGTACAAGATGGACATTACCATACCGTTGAGCTTGATGAAGCTGGAAATGGTGTTACTACGTATGCATCTCATATGTCCAACCACGCACATAAAATTGTGGGTGGAGTCGTGATGGAAGCTGAGGGTCACTCTCATTCTATTACAATGACGGGTGTTCCAATTCATAACATGGAGAGCGACGAGAGCGTTAGCGAGCGTCCATTGTCTCCATCTGAGGAGGAAGCAATGTCTAATGACAAACAAGACGTTGTGGAAGAGATTAAGACTGACGAGATGGAAGTAGAAGTGAAAACTGATGCGGAAATCGAAACTAAGTCAGAAGAAGTCTCAGAAGCAACAGAAGAAGTCGTTGCAAAAGCCGATACCGAAGAAGTTACTGAAGAAGTTGCAGAGAAAGATGATGATGAGGAAGAAGTGTTTGAAGCACGCGATCCAAATGAATCAATCCCTATGGTCAACTTACTCTCAGCTGACACTGACAAACTTCAACATGGTGATTTAGTTAATTACGACGAAAAAATGTTTAGGGTAACTAAAATTGCAACAGGCCAAAGCCCAATTTTTAAGTTTTTAGAGGTTGACGCTAACGGTCAAGACTGTGATAATGTTGTTAATGTGAAAGCAGACGACATTTCAGAAGTCGAAAAAATTGAAATCAAAGCTAGTGAAGACGAGGAATCTGTTGATCAGTCTAAAGAGCTTCACATTGAATCTACAAAGGAGAAAGAAATGGCTGAGCAAGTCGTTGATACACCAATCGTTCTCGATACAGGCGCATCTGAAAAGAAAGCCGTAGAAGAGATCACAAAAACTGCTCCAGTAGCAGAAGTGTCTGAACCTCAAGTAGCAGAACTGGTTGAAAAGACCGGTGAAGCAATTATGGCTGAGGCAGAGGCAGCAGATCAGCAGATGCTGGTTAAGGGTGATGCAGCAGTACTCGTAGCGAAACTCCTGAACAAGCGTGACGTATTTGATACAAAAATGGGTCAGCGCATGAAAGCTGTTACAACAGTTGACCAGTTCTTGAGCAACTTCTCAAGCAACATTTATACAGAGATGGAACAGCAGCTTGTTGTTGCTCCTCTGTTCAATCGTATTGCAGTGGACGCGAAAACTTTCCGCGTACCAGTTGCAGATGAAGACACAGACGGTGATGTAGCACAGTTTGCTTCTGGCACTTTTGCCACAGGCATTGCTGATAGCTCACGTGTTCCAACATCAAATCAGAACACAATCGCATCTGTAGACTTCACACCACACAAGTTCATGGCTACAACACACTTGGCCAAAGACGAAGAAGAAGACACAGTGCTTCCTCTGCTCGACTTCCTGCGTGCAGCAGCAACTCGTCGTCTTGCCCGTGCAATTGATAAGTCAATCCTGCGTGGTACAGGTGCACTGACAGGTTTCACCCAGTCACCAACAAACGCCATTACAGCTGGTACAGGTTTCGGATCAGTCATCGAAGGTATTACTAACCTGACTGACGACGTAGGCGCTGGCCTGACTGTAGACACTGGCTCTGCAAACGATAAGGCAGATCCATCAGATATCGCAGCTGCTCGTACAAAGCTTGGCAAGTACGGCCTACAGCTCGGTGCTGATCTGGTCTACCTAACATCAATTGAAGGTTACAACAACCTTGTAACAACTTCAGACTTCCAGACTGTTGATAAGTTTGGTCCAAACGCAACATATCTGACAGGTTCAGTCGGTGCCGTATACGGTATTCCGATTGCAATCACCGAGTTCTTGGACAACGTTGGTACCACAGGTAACGACATCGGTGCATTGATCTACAAGCCTGGCTTTATGATCGCAGAACGTCGTGGTATCGAGATCGAGAGTGAATACGAACCACGCCAGCAGGTCACAGCAATGTACATGTCAACACGTATTGACTTTAAAGCTCTGACCACCAATGCAAGCAACGCTCTGGATGCTACAAAGTATTCATACGCTGTAACAGTTGAAGCTGGTTAATTCTAACTAGTCAAATTGTTAGACTTTACGGGGGAGGCGGTCATCGCCTCCCTTTATATTATAAGGAGACTTAAAATGAGTAATATTATTCCTGATCATATCACCACTCGCGAAGAAGCAATTGCATGGTTGCACCGTCACGGTTATAGCGCTGATATGGCTCAACTAGAAGCTGCCGCATGGGAAGCTGGCTATGATTCTGCTGATGAAGTAGAAGAATGGGAAGAAGAGCTAGAAGAAGAGGAAGAGTGGGAAGAAGACGAAGAGGAAGAGTGGGAAGAAGACGAAGAGGAAGAGTGGGACGAAGAGGACGACTCTGATGAAGACGAAGAAGAGGACGACGAGTCCTAATTTTAACAAAAGGTGGTTCTTATGGTAGACAGATTAGAAGAAAACTTGGGTAAGTATCCTTTCGTAGATCTTGCACAAGTTAAAGATTATCTTTCAATTTCAAGTAATACAGCAGATGCTAGAATATCTAATGTAATTCATTATGCTACAGGCATGGTTGAGCACTACATTGGACAAGAAGTATTAGCTAACGATTACGTTGAAGTTTTTGATGGAGGTAAATCATCTGTAATGGTTTCTAGACTTCCATTATCAAACGTATACCAAGTTACAGAATTTAATGGTGTAGAAGACGTAATACTTGATGATCCGTCTACCATAGGAAGACCTGTTCAATCAGACTCTGACGAAATGTCTTTAGTATTTAAAAACAATGCACAATTGAATGCTAGAAATAAAAAATTTGGAACAGCATCCTTAGAAGTAGGCTTAGACGATTTTGTGATAAGTAATACAGTTCCAGAACAATTAGAATTTGAAGACGGAGATTTTACAATCGAGTTCTTTGTACGGACAGATACAGCATCACCTCCCGCAAACTCTATTGTTAAATTCAACTCTAACGCAACAAGTTTTATGGACTTTGCTTTAGATAGTACTTTTGGGCTATCTTTTAGATCACGGTTTGGCGGCGCAACTAATTTAATAAGAGGTACTTCCTCAAACTTTTTAACAGGTAATTATTCTCCAAGAGTATTTACCCACGTAGCTTTTAGTTATGATTCTGTGGATCAAAGAATTTACTTACATATGAATGGTAACTTATTTAACAACACAAGCTATACTCAATCTAATCACACTTTTACTTCTAACGTTATTATAGGTGATAATCTCGCTGGTTACGTTGATGAAGTGCGTTTCTCGACTAAAGCAAGGTATAAAGAAGCTAGCTTTACTCCTCCTTCAAAACGTTTTAGACCTGATAATGATACTGTTGCATTAATTCATTTTGACGGTAAACATAAGTCAAAAGAAGCCAAAGATGTACACAATGCGATAAATGAATATAACTTTAGCCGTGATATGGGTGAAGTTACTCGTGACGTAGGTGGTGTAGGAGTTAGAGGTACTTATCCTACAATTAGAAACTCTTATCCAGCCTTAACGCTTTCTGGTCCTCCCTCTTTTCAGCCTTACCCTTCAGGAGTTAAAGTTGATTATCGTGCAGGCTATGAGTCAGCTGATGTACCACAAGATTTACAGATGGCAACTCTTGATGTAATTAAACTTATCTACAAGCAAGACCAAGAAAAACGCGGATTCTCATTTGAAGGAGAGCGTGGCGAAAAGTTTCCTCTAGCTGGTAATTTTCCACCGCATATCAGACGTATTTTAGATTTATATAGAATAGTGACGTAATGGCTCCTCGTGTACCTAAAAGACTCAGAATTGATGGTAAGTTAGAATCTTTAGCTGCATACAATAAACGTGTCAAAGGTTCTGTAACCCAGACTAATACTGATCCTAACTTAGGTAATATTAGACAAAAAGTTAAAGCTAAAAAAGATGTATCTACTCAGATACGAAACCAGGTTATCAGATACTTTTCAGACTATATCTCAGAAGAAATACCTGGATTTGGTAAAAAAACTCCTAATGCACAAGCTTTTAGAAACTATACTGGACTGACAGGCGACGTTTCTCCTGATGCTGAGTTTAGCATCACTCAGTTTGAAAAAGTAACTGGTATTAAAGTATCTCAAACAAATGTACTCAAATCAGCTAATGCTGATGATGTAGGTTTTTTTGAAACAAAAGTATCTGGCCTAGGTACTAGTTCAGGTATATCCTTTACTGCGCTTGACTTAGGCGGTTCTAAAGATCCAGCTTCTAGAGGAGTTATTGAAAGCGCTTTGACTAAGCTAGGTAAAACTAATCTTACAGGCAAACAAGCTTATGATCTTATATTTTCTGATAACAATTTAAGAGGTAAAGGTGATCAAATAATAAAAGCGATTGAGGCAAAGTTTGAAAACTTGCTAATTGTAAATGCTTATGATACTGAGAAAAAAGGTAGAAACTTACAGCTTAACTTTGTTCAAAGCCCTCTTAGAAATGTCAATTTAAGAGACCCAGTATCTTTTACTAAATATATTGATCTTAGAATTCGTCCAAGAACAAAGAGAGTAGCAGGATCTGATCAACGAGTAGTAACTTCTTACCGTGTCGAAGCTAAACCTACAAGAGAGCTACAAAAAGCATGGCAATATAAAGATATTACTAAGCAAGTATTAAAGGCACATCAAGGAGCATTTTCTTCAGCTGCAAAGATATATATTCAAAACAGAATTAAACAATTTGCTACTACTGGTGCTCCTAAAGAAAAGGTAACGGAGTTGTTAGCATTTACAGAGGCTTTGGCACAAGAGTTTAAGGATGGCGGTTTTACTCCTATTGTTGTTAAATCTACTATTAAACCTCCAAAAAAATTAGGATTAAAGGACGGCACAGCTGTTTTATTGAATGACCTTAAAGAGCCTAGACAGAGGCCTCAAAGGTTTATCTCTGGAGTACAATTGACTCAGCTTGTACAACAACGCTTGGGAAAAACAATGAGAAAGTTTGGAGCTCCACAAGCACCTGACTTAACCGAGAGAACAGGTACTTTTAGAAGTAGCGTAAATATAGTTGCAAACTATAGAAAAGGTGTTATAATGTATTATTATAACCCTATTTATGATTCATTAAATAGATATGGTTATAAACCGAGCGAACAAGTAGGCAAAGCGACTAGAGAAGTTGTTCAAACACTTTATGCTAGAGCGTTTAATATTGTAAAGGGTTAAAATGGCCTCAAGAAGAAAAGAAATTGTTGAATACATTGTTTTAGAGTTAAAGAATATTAATGGGGGTACTTCAACGTACAATCCAGCATATACTTACAATAATAATCTATTCAATAATGTATACAGAAAACTAAGGTTTTTAGATGAAGTAAATGACTTTCCAGCGGTCTATATATCTGCTGGGACCGAATTAAGAAACTTTAATTCTAAAGATTTGACGGTAGCACAGTTAGACGTTACTATAAGAGCATATGTATACGGAGAAGATAATTCTCAAAGTCTAGCCGATGACTTAGTTCAAGATATTGAACACGTTATTTATTCATTGGAAGATAGACCTGACATTGGAATACAAGATATAACTATAGATAATATTTCAACTGACGAAGGTTTAGCACATCCATACGGTCTAGCAGAAATTGAACTAACAACAGTCTATAGACTGAATAATTAAGGAGAAAAAACATGGCATCTCTTAATCTACAGAGAAATTCAGAAGTGTTCATGTCTACTATTGACTTGATCAATGGTGCGGCTGTTACAGCTATGAAACCTTCTAACACATGGAAATTAGAAGTGTTGGCTGGCTTTGCAGTGACTTCGTCTGCCGCTACTCAGGACATTACTTCACTTGAATCAGGTACAAACCCTGACCGTTCGCAGCAACGTTTTAATACTGCTATTAACCCAGTTGACTGGAATTTCCAGGTATATTTACGTCCAACTGATGTAAACACTGGTGCAACCGCTGGTGGTTCTGCTGCAGGAACTACACAAACAGGTAACGTTAAGCCTGTAGCTGACTGGTTTATGTGGCAGTCACTTGTATCAAATACGAAAGTCGCTTCTGGTGCTAATGAGCAGTCAATATGGGCAGACGGTGGTAAGCTTCAAACAACAAATGTAGCTGCTGGTACAGGTTCACACTCTACCCGTTCAAACTTCTCAACTGGTACAGAAAATCACATTTACTTCAAGCTTGATAACGTTATTTATCAGGTATCAAATGCTACAGTCAATCAGGCAACTGTTGACGCAGGTATTGAAGAAATTGCTACAGTTACCTGGGCTGGTTTTGGTACAACAATGAAAGAAGTTACAGGTACACCTCGTGACAATGCTGTTTCAGTATTCGGCGGTGTTCTTAACAACGGTACAACAGTAACCGCTAACTCAAACGCTTCAGAAGAATCAGAAGAAGCCGCGTACCATCCATATGGTCAAATGAACGTAGCTGGAACAGTCGGCACAAACTCATTCATCAAGAATCGTCTGAGTGCTATTGAGTTCCACCATAAAGCTTCTGCTGGTGCAGCTGATGAGAAGTTTGTCTTCCCAGTAACAGCACTGAGCTTTGATTACAATAACAACATTACTTACCTGACACCTGAAGAAATTTCAGCTTTGAACGAGCCGATTGGTCAGTTTATGGGTACTCGCGCCGTAACAGGTTCTGCGACTATGTACCTACGTACAGGTGATTTAGAATCAGCAGGATTCCTGCGTAACATTTCTGAAGATTCACGTACATCTTCAGCACAAACTTCAAATGCAAACTTGATCATCGGTGGTACAACAGCACCATACGTTGCCTTCCAGCTCGATGCTACACAGTTTGAATTCCCACAAGTCGCTACAGACGATGTTATCTCCATGACCGTGAACTTTGTTGGTCAGGAGCCTACAGCTTCACGTGGTGATGGTGGCGAAGTAACGGTTTTTGCTAAAAAATCATAATTAAAATGTTTCTGAGGGGGAACATTATTTAACAACCAGAGAGTGTCCGTCACTTGCGATTCAAGGTTCCCCCTCACCTACGAAGAGCAGATATGTGATGGACACTTACACTATGAGGGGAAACCATGAGTAAAATTAAAAATATGATTGCTGAACAATCTTCTGTCTGGGCAGAATTCCCAGATATTGAAGGTTTTGAGATCAATCTTAAATATCTTACCCGCGAAGATTTAATGAAAATTCGCAATGCTTCACTTACATTCAAATTTAATAAGCGTACACGTCAGCGTGAAGAAGAAGTCGATAATGATCGCTTTCTTGAAAATTATGCTGAAAAAGCTATTATTGGATGGAAAGGTCTAAAAATTAAACACATGCCTGCTTTAATGCCTGTTGACATTTCAGGAATGGACGGTGAAGAAAATATCGATTATAGTAATGAAGATGCGATTGAGTTGTTAAAAAATTCAACTATCTTTGATCAGTTTATCACAGATACTATGAACGATTTTGAACAATTCTCAAAGAAAAAAGCTGAGACAGACGCAAAAAACTAAAAGACTACCTTCAGACTAGTTTACACGGTGGTGGAATATCAGTAGAACAATATTTTACTATATGTGAACAGATGGGGGTAGAACCTAAAGAAGAAGATATACCGAAAGATCCTTCAACTTTTTCTTTAGAAGCTCAACAAGCTTTAGTTATGATTAATGCATTACCAGATAAATGGGAAGGCATGAATGGTCTCTGGCTCGGTAAAGATTACGGCGGGTTAATCGATATTATGAACATATATGGTATTGATCAACAACGTGAAGTCTTTGAACTACTCAAAGTGTGCGAAGATGAACTAGGAAAATACTACGCACAAAAGAGAAAAGAGCAGGAACAGCTTTCTAAAGCTAAGAGAGGAAGATAATTGGCTGAACAAGTAATTACCACCAGATTTAGAACCGAAGGCGCTAACAGAGTTGCCAAAGACACTGAAGCTGTTGGTCGCGCCCAAACCCGACTAGGGCAGGCGTCTGCTTCCTCGGGACGTTCTTTTGCAGCTCAGGCAAACGGATTAGGCGGCTTAGTAGGTGTTTATGCAGCTGCTGCCGCTAACGTTTTTGCTATCACAGCAGCTTTTGACGCACTTGGAAGAGCTGCGCAAGCTGAACAAATTGTTCGTGGTACTAAACTTTTAGCACTTGAAATTGGTCAAAGTGGTCAGTCTATTCTTGATTCAGTACAGCAGATAACTCAAGCTCAGTTAACACTAGCTGAATCTTCACAAAACATCAACATCGCTCTTTCTGCGGGATTTAACTCAGATCAGATTGAACAGCTTTCAGAGGTTTCTTTGAAAGCTTCTCGTGCTTTGGGACGTAATTTAACAGATGCCTTTCAAAGAGTTGTTCGTGGTGCTTCAAAACTTGAACCAGAACTTTTGGACGAACTTGGTATCTTCACTAGAATTGATCCAGCTGTTGAAGCTTATGCTTCTAAACTGAATATTGCTGCCTCTTCTCTTACTAACTATGAAAAACGACAAGCATTTGTTAACGCAGTAATTGAAGAAGGTCAAAAGAAGTTCTCAGCTATTGATACTAGTGTTAGCTCTTCACAAAAAACATTTGAACAGTTAAGGGTAACTCTTGTAGAATTAGCTACAGAGTTTGGTATACTGGTTGCAAATGTTTTAGCTCCTGTGGCAGAGTTTTTCAAAAATAATATAGGTAATGCTCTTCTACTATTTGGTGGAATATTAGGGCTTGTTTTTGGCAGAGCTGTTTCTGCTATTGGAGGTTTTGTAGGTGGAGCTATTCAACGCTTAAGTGCCTTTACGGAAACTTTAGCTAATAGTGCAGCTAAAATGGGTTCTTTCAGTAAAGCTGCTGATGCTTTAGAAGGATCTGTAGGCAGAGCTAAAGGCGCAGTTGGTTTAAAGATTTTTCAATCTAGAATTGCAGGACAAGGAGAGGGTGAGGCGGCTGCTTTACGTGACACACTCAACTTCCAAGAAAAAGGACAATTAAGAACTGCTTCAGCTATTAACAGAGCTAACAAATTATATAAGGCACAACTTGCATTGCTTGATCCTACCTCTGAACGTTTTAAAGTATTGAATTCTTTAATTGCTCAAAACAATGCGGCTCTTAAAGGCGCGGGTATTCGTGCACAACTCTTCATCAGAATTGCTAATGCATTAGGTGTATCAGTTCGTGGGCTAGGTCTTGCATTTAGTGTTTTGGGAGGTATTATCAGTGGCTTGTTTACAGGATTAGCTGTTATACAATTAGCAGGATCGCTGTTTGATCGAGACTTTTTAAAAGAGATTAAGGATTTGTTCATTGACACCTCACAAAGAGCAGAAGATCTTCGTGTAGGCATTCTTGGTGCTGTTGACGCTGCTGCAGGAGGTAACTTAGTAGAAACACTTAAATCTGTAGGTGCTACTAAAGAAGATATTGAAAATTTATCTGAGACAATTAGTGGTACTTCTGCTGAAATAGATAAAATTGCTAATTCTATGGATTTTTTCAACCAACTTAGCTCATCAGCTGGTAGAATTTTAGGAGTTACTGCCAGAGAAGCTCAAGATTTCGGTGAGTCTCAAAAAAGACTTACTACTCTTCAAATCGCCCTCATTAGAGAACAAGAAAAAGGAATAGATGCTGATAGAAAGCGCATTGTAATTTTAAGAAACTTAATCAAAGCCCAACAAGACTTTGCAGGAGCTCAGAGACTACTAGGCGGTATTTCCAGCAACTTAGCTTTATCTTCTACTAAAGTCGCCCAAATCTTAAAGGATCAAATACAGATCTCAGAGGATGGAAGCCAGACTTTTCTAAAATTTGCTAGAGGCGTAGACGTAACTGATAAGTCACTATCAGATTTAGATGAAAGTGAACAAAAAGTAATAACTACTTTTGTTTTACTAGAGAATACTTTAGACAAAGCAGATAAAGCTTTTAAAAGCGGTTCTGCAAGTGCCGAAACTTTATCAAAACAACTTGGTGGTGCGAGAAAAGCCTTAAAAGACTTTATTGATACAAATACAAAACTTGTTAGCGGTCCTGGAGGCACAGTAGCTGTCTTTGGAGGAGACCCTGAAGAGGTAAAAAGACAAGAACAACAGACTGAAAATATTGATAAACAAGTCAGATCACTTAAAGCTCTTGAAACTCAAGGTAAAGCTCTAAATGATATTTTTGGTAAATATAATAAAGTTTTAGATGAAGCTATTGCTTTAGGCACTGTCGGGTTTGATGGAATTGCAAAATCAGCAGAAGATGTGATTGCAAATCAAGCTAACTTTCTTGCTCGTCAAGCAGGTCTTTCTACATTACAAGAAGATCAAATTAAGAATGAGAGAGTTTTGCAAGCTCTTCAAACTGACGCAATTGATAGAGATTCTGAGCAGGTAAAACTAGTTGAGAATCGTAGCAAAGCTGTTAAAGCTTTATTCGGATTGGCGATTCAATTACCTCAAGAAATTGAGAAAGAACGCATCGCTAGGCAAAATCTTTTAGACCAGTTAAATGAGCAGTTAACCTTACAAAGAGAACAGGTAGTTTTACAAAGACTGCAGAACGCTCTAGCTTTACAGAACGAACAAAATAAAACCCAGGTTGAGGTTGCTGAGAAAACTTTAAATCTTGAAGAAAAATCACTTGATGTTGCTAAAGCTAGAATCAAGGAGGCTGAGATTGCAGCCCAATTTGAACTTGATGTTTTAAAAGAACAAATCAACCAGTCTAGAATATTAGCACGCATCGATGAAGTAAGAGCTCAAGCTGCAGAAGCTAGACTACAAGCAGAACGTAATGCAGGCATTGATGCCGCTAAGTCAGGCATTTCTGATATTGAGGCTTTTCCTAACTTAAGATCTCAGTCACAGCTTCAGGCAAAGCAAAGAGAATTAATTGATTTAGAATTGGCTAATCAATTAGCTATTATTGACGCTAAAGAAAGACAGGCTGCTAGAGAAGCAACTAGAGCTTTAGATAACATTCTTGCGCAACAAGAAATTATAGATAAAGAAATTGAAAGAAAAGGTCAGAAAACTATTCTTGATCAACAGAACAAAATTGCAAATCTACAGATTGATGCACAAGAAAGAAAGTTTCAATTAGACAATGAAAATTTCGAAAGACAAATTAGAGGGCTTGAAGTTCAACAAGCCGTTGTAAATAAGTTTGTCGAAGCTTTGACTACTGATAATAAATTTACTCAGGCAATACAAGCATTTTTAGAGGAAGAAGGTAGAGCAGATATAGCCAAGAATATACAAGAGGCAGGCGGCCCTCAACAGATTGCGTCAGATTTTGCAGGTCTTAGAGGTCTGCAAACATCAATTGAAGAAGTTCAGAAAGGTATCATATCTTCAAGAAGAGAAGGCGCTGACTTATCTTCTGCAGGACAGAATGCACAATTAGATGCGCAAATTGAAAGACAAACATTACTTATTCGTTTGAATGAACAGAAATCTCAACTTGAGAAAACATTACTCGATTTACAGACTCAAACCTCAACTAAAGAAGTTAAAAATCAAATAGAGATCTTAGAACTTAAGAAAAATAACCTAGATTTAGAAATTGAATTAATTAATGAAACTTTCGCTGCAAAACAGGCTGGATATGAAGATGAGAGATCAGCAGCAGTCAGAGCCGCTGATGAGAGAAAACGTCAGTTGCTAAGAGATTCATCAACTCTCGGTGATTTAGGTAATGCTGTGATTGGGAATATAAATGAAGGCGTAAGTAATGCTTTTAATACTGCTTTTGATAATTTAGCACAAGGTAAATCGATCACTGAAGGTTTAGGCGATGTTCTTCGCTCGACCTTTGAAAGTGTTCGTAAGTCTGTATTAGAAGAGACTTTAATTAAACCTTTACAAGAAAATATCAAGTCAGGTCTTGGTGGCTTATTTGGTTTTGATGAAAAAGGTGCAGATAATGCAAAAGTAATTGGCGGAGCATTGTTAACTACTAGTGCAGACGGATCAACTCCAACTGAAGTAGTGAGCGATCTTAAAGAAAAAGGTGTGTCAGCTTTTGAAAGCATTGGCGAAAAACTAGGACAGTTTAAAGATAGCGCACTTGAAACTTTTGGTTCTATGGGTAGTAAACTAAGTGGAGTATTTAGTAGTGTATTCAACGCAATCGGCGAAGTTGGTACTACCATCTTCTCATCCTTCGGTAGTGGAGGAGGAGGCGGTGGCCTTTTAAGCTCTCTAGGTGGTCTGTTTGGTGGCGGTAAAGCTTCAGGTGGTATTGTTCATATGGCTGCTGGTGGTATGATGAGAGACAGAGTACCTGCTATGCTAGAGCCTGGAGAATTCGTAATGAAGCGTTCTTCTGCAAGCCAAATCGGTCTTCCAGCGCTGAACTCTATGAATGCTACTGGCAACGCTGGTGGTGACGTAGCAGTTAACATTACTAATACAGGCACACCGCAAGAAGCAACTGCATCACCTCCAAGATTTGACGGTGAAAAGATGGTTGTAGATATTGTTATGAGAGACCTTAGAAATAACGGTCCAATTCGTAAGTCTCTAAGAGGAGGAGCATAAAATGGCGACGTACCCAGATGACGCAACCGCCCCCGTCACTGCATTCAGTGTTATTACTGATGTAACTTTCACTTCTACTGGATCAGTAAGAACAGATTTTAATTTAGGTTCCTCTGTAGACCATCGTGGCGAAGTTGTAGCATTTATTGACGGTGTTGTACAGCAAACTACAGGATATGATATATCAAACGCAGGTCAGACAGTTTCTTTTTTGACTGCTCCTAACGCATCTAATCTTACACTTAAGACAGTTACGCTACCAGCCCGTTTTAAGCTTACTCGCTCTTTTCCAGCTGTAAGAAGTATAGACTATGGTAATACAACCGCGACAGTTGTTGACTCTAATACTTTTCTAATTAATTCAAATACAGAATCTTTTGCTCTTCCTGAAGGTGTTAATGTTTCTTCCTCTACCGATTTTATGGTGTTTTTATCAGGTGTCTTTCAAGCCCCAGACTCCTATACTTATCCTTCAGTAGTATATGGCAATCAAGGGATAGACATTGGCGATAACACTGCCGCTAAACTCATTCTTAATTTTGATTCAAACTTAACTGATGAAAGTCCCTCTGCCCATACTATTACAGCTACAAGTGCAATATATGACGGACATGCTTTTAACTTTCAGGGTACTAACTTTTTAAGAGCTGCTCCAAGTGCTGATTTTGATATTCATTCTAGTGATTTTACGCACGATACAGAATTTAAACTAACTCAAGATGCTATTGGTGATGATCAGGCTTTATACGCAAGGTTTGAGGATATCAGCAACTACTATATTCTTAAATATACTGGTGCTAATTCTAATATCGGTTTCTTAATTAACACTGCGGGTACTTTAACTGAAGTATACGGTGGTAATGTT